CAGTGTCCATAGACTTGTCTACCGTGTCTGTATTAAACTCCACTTCATGGTTCTTAGCGAAGGACTTCGCAAGCTCTGCCCAAGTCGTCGTGTTAATCGGATTCATCGTCAGTACCACGTTCCGAAGAACGGACTTAACGATTTTGCCAGTCTTACGGTCACGTTCTTTCACGTTACCTTCGATTGACCATCCCATACAACGCTTCGTATTGGACTTCTGTAGGTCTTGGATTGCGCGAACAGCCGATTTGGTAAGCTCTCGCTGTGCGAATAGCCGCGCCTTGACGAAGATACCGTTTACTTTTTGCTTTGTCTTTGGGTGGTCGAATTGTCCGAAGCGCACGTCCAGCGGTTCACCGATGAATTGATTCGGATTGTTGCCGTGTTCGTACTTCACCCAGCCCTTCGTCAGGAAGTAGGAGCAATCCATACCTTCTGGCGTAATGCTGTCGTCTTCTTCGTCCTTATCGTCGGATGTCATAACACCCTGAACGATATAGTCGCCATTCTCATCGACTTCAACGGACTTCATCAGCTCACTGTCTTCGATAGGAAGCCACACATGGTACGTGTCGCTTAATACGTTAAAAGGCACGTTATCGGTTTGATTATCGTCTGTCACTACAATCACCACCTTCCGAAGTAAAACAGGGACAGCTTAAGACACTCGACCTACTCAGGTCAGCCCTATGGCTGAGCTTTTGGGTCGAAGCACGTATAGGCAGGTTAGAGCTGGTGGAAACCTTACCTATCAGCGTGCATTGTGTCTTAGGCTGTCCCTGTTAAGCAGACTTCGTTGCCCTTAACTTATATCACCGTGCTAACACGGGTTTGTACATATTTCCAATCCTATCCTAACATCTTCTTCCGAAGTTGACAATAATTAATTGTCCGGCTTGACGAATAATGTAGGCTTCGGAAGTGCGATTTGGGTTCCGTCGAGCTGTACGGGCACTTTTACGGCTGTTTTGCAGGACGGACATATCGCAGAAGCGGTACCATCGTCTTGGAAAATTAGCATGCGTGTACGTAGTTTCCAGCCGCCTTCGGAAGTGGAGTCCAAAATGATACGTCTGCAATTTGTACACTGTAGCATGTCTCATCCCCCTATTTGATACCGAACTGCTCCGATTTCTGCTTAATTCGGTCGCTGGAGTACCCTACTCGCCTACATGATTTTACCAAGTTTGTCCACACTTGTCCAATCTTGTTTTCTTCTTCCTCATGGCTTAAACCCTGATTTCGTAGCTCTTTTCGGAATGCCCACTCGTTATGTGCCAGATAATCCGTGCACGCCGCCGCCTGTTCCTTGCTGTCGATCTCGTCTAGGAACGAATCTTCATCGAACATCGGTTCCATGCCTACACCTTCTTTCTGGAGAAGTACATTGTACCGCCGCTACCATCAATAGTTGTACTGACCAGTACGTAATCGATATCGCCAAAGCGGTGTTCGGTGCCTATTGGATCATACTGCCGTGGTGCCAGTGAACATTTACCGATTAATTCGCCATAGTTATCGATCTCAATACATTTGAATTCCATCGTATTCACTCCTTATTAGCGGGCTTCGGAAGGAAGCCCGCCTGTTGTTAGCCTAATGTGACATAAAGGAAGGCTTTCTCAGCCGCCATTGCCGCTTGCTTAGCTGGTACGCCGCCCGTTGCCCGGTCTGGTTCTCTGCGCCGTGGCTCGGTTACGCCGACAGCTCCTTTTGGCTTCCGAGCCGGATTCTTGCGAGTCGTAAACCCGCGATGTCCGTACCCGATAGCACCTTGTGTCTCGCCAAGCTTCGGATTGTTCTCAGCTGTCCGTGTACGATCAGTGACTTGGTTGATGTCGTTCATTTTCGCGTCTTCCGCATTGAAGAGGAAGTCTTCGACCGTTCCCGGCATATGAAGCGACTCTACCCGGACACTGTTGTCACGTCCGACCTGTGCATGAGACTTCGCAGAGTCAGAGCGGCGAACACGGGCTGTGAACTGCGCCATACGCTGTGGATTCCATTCCTGATCGTACATCAGCATCAGATGGGCGTTACCGAAGTCGACGCCTTCTTTACCTGCTGGAGATACGGTCGTTGCCCACAGATTGCCTTGATTGTTGGCGTAGTCCTTCTTATTTCCACGGAAGCCGCCTTTCGTCTGCTCCCGATCATCAGCATCACCTGTAAAGCGTCCGGCTCCAATATCTCCGAAGCCCATTTTCTTCAGATCATCAAAGATCGGATGGGACTTTTGAACGTCCTTCAGCACGGCATCTGCAATGTCGGTTCCGAAGGTTGTATAGCTGGACTTCACAACCACTTTAGGCATCAGCGGCTTCTCACCGCCCGCTACTCTGCGGCGGTTCTCCTTCTGAAGAGCGTCCAGATAGGTGTGCACCCGGTCTTGCAGGTACTGCGCCTTCGGATTCTCTTTGTGGAGCGGCGGCAGGAGCTTCGGAGAACCATCAGCATTCTTCAAATAGCTACCTTTTCCGTCCGCTTCGTAGTAGCGCTTGTTGCCGTCACTATCGGTTTCGTATGGAATAGGCTCCGATTTCTTCTTGCCTTTGCCTTCGCCCTGTACGCCCGTTTCATCCGCTTCGAGTGCCGAAGCCGCGCCCGGTACATACATTTTGTGTGAGTTCGGTGCATTGGTGAACTTCTGAAGCTTCTGCATAGCCGTCAGGTAGTTGGATTTGCCCTTCTGTCCCTGATCATAGCCAGTCGCTGAAGCTGTTGCCAGCTCATTTAGCTTGCTCTCCGGCAGGATTTGGTTCTGAAGCTCGTTGTACTTGCTGTACATCGCCTTCATTGCCGGGTCGTTTGTCTTCGGCGTGAATACCGGGACTTCGTAGCTGTCGCCCGATGGCGTCTTCACCGTCTTCGTTCCGGCTTCGAAGTCCGTTACCGAATGCTTCGTGCCGTAGTAGTCGGTCGTCTTATGGTCACGGTTACGATCAACCATGTTCGCCATGAAGTCATGTTGCGGGTTCGGATTCTCTGCCGAAGTCGATCCAATCAGGTGCGGGAAGTGAATCTTCGAACCGTCATTGTACGTTACGTCATGACCGCCACGGAACTGCACAACGTTGGCTAGGATATCACCCAGCTTCTCGGAAGGCGTGTTATACGTACCACGGTCTTCGGAAGAGGTACTGCCGCTCCATTTATCCTTAATGCCGACGATCTTACCGTTTTTGTCCTTCTGCATGTAGGTATCGCGGAATTCCTTCTCGCTTCCCAGCTCATGCTTGCCGCCTGTGATCGTATCCACTAGGCTCCAGACTTCACGGGCATCATTCTCCATCGGTGTACCCGACAAGCCCCAGACGTTATTGAACTTCGCCGTGGACTCCGAAAGCGCGGTACCCCGCTGACCAGTTTTGTTCTTGAAGGCGTGGACTTCGTCAATCACGACATTGTCGTACATGCCGCTTGCTGTCAGAGCGTCCCGGTGCTTCATGAACTGATCGTAGCTCATGATATGGAAGTCATGGTCTTCGGAAGCGTGTTTTCCGATGTTTTGAAGGAACGATTTCGATGATACAGCTTCCTGCTCTTGTCCGTCCTGTCCCCACAGGTTGCGCCCGGAATCTGCATGTACCATTTTCTTACCGTCTTTGTCCTTCTTCTGCATCTTCGTAGGCGAACCCACGTACAGCGCCTTCGAATTGGTGTGGCTGGATACCTCTTTACCCCAGTCAGACATGATGCCCGCAGGCGATACGATCAGGGTTTTCTTCGGCTTCTCGTTTGCCGCCAGCTTGCTGGCTTTGTAGTGCATTGCCGCCGCTACACCTAGAATCGTTTTACCTGTACCCATGCCGTGCCCAGCGATGGCATTTTTACGCTCCACCAAGTGCGACAGACCTTCCAGCTGTGTACCGTAAAGCCCTTCTTTCGGGTTCATCAGGTAGCTGTCGCCTTTGAACTGCGACTTATAGATACTTCCGAAGCTTCCTTCGCCCTTGTCAGCGACTTGGGACGGCTGATACTTCTTCTTCAGCTCTTCGACAGTCTTCGGTGTACGATCTTTCCGACTGAAGTGGTCTTTCATGTACTCCTGCGCCGAGTTGTCGAGCGAGATACCGCTACCGTTCTTATTCAGGACGTCACGGAGCTGTTCGAACTTCGCTGTCGATATCTTAGCGATACCGTCATTATGAAGCTTGATGCCTTCGGCAGATACCATCTCGCGAAGGTTCTCCGGCACATGGACTTCCAGATTAGGCGTGTATGCTGACTTGATTTGGCTCAGCAGACTCTTACCCGCTTTGGAATTACCAAGCACCTTCTGAAGGCGCTTATGCTGAGCATCTGACAGCTCAATTGGGCTTCTCATCGCTTCATCCGAATCGAATGCCGCTTGGCTGATGTCTGCTTTCTTCAGCGCTTCGTGGAACAGGGCTTTCAGTTTATCCAGCTTCTTCTGCTCTTTCGGATCAGATGATTTAAAGGCTTCGGAAGTGTGGAAGCGGTGCGTACCTGTTTGACCGACACGGACAACTGCATTCCCGGAGTCAGACAGTGCACGACCTTCGGTAGTCGCCGCTTTAAGCTCACCCTTTTTAAAGACGCCGATGACATGACCTTTACCGTCCGTCACTTTGATTCCGCCTTCGACTTCGGAATGGAAGCGCCCTTTGCGGAACTTGCCATCGCCAGATGGATACATGACCGGGTTACCAGCTTTCATCGGAATGTTGTTCGTTGTCGTGAACTTCCGATCTACCAGCTTACCGTTTTTAAACAGCGCTTTAACTGGTTCGCCTGTTGCCGGGTCGATTGCTCCTTTGGCGTCTTTGGCGTCCATATAACGATAGCCGTCATACTTGCCGCCGCGCACAACTGGCGCACCTTTGCCGTCATACTCCAGCTGGACGTGGTGACCGAGTGCGTCACCGATATGAATGTCACTTCCGAAGTGAGCTGTTACCCAGACTTTGTTGCCTGCGGCTCTTCTCATCAGATCATTCAGATCGTCTTCGTTTGTAATCGGCTCCCGCTGGTTTAGCAGGCGTTGCATGAGTGGGTCTTTAATCATCCCTCTCGCATCCGTTACGATGTGGTTCGTTGTACCGTCCGGCATGGTCATAGCGTAGGTGTCAGAGCTGATGTTGCCATCCTTATCGCGGGACTGGCTCACCCGTTTGAAGTCTTTGTGTAGCATCGACTCCTGAAGACCAGCTTTGGTCTTCGAACGTGCTTGAACGTACTCTTCATCGGTCATCGGCTTCACCATTGGCTTCGTAATGTCGCTATTGGCTTTCTGCACGATGGACTCTTGAAGCAGGCTTGGGCTGTCTTTGATTCCCAGCGCCTTGCCAAGTTGCCCCCATGAAGCGTCTGCATCTTCGCCGCCTTTGAAGTGGTCGCCTGTTTCCGGGTCGAACGCTTCTTCGATGTAAGTCGTATAACGGTTAGACTTGCCGCCTACCTTATGACCGATTTTGACTGCCATGACTTTACCCGTTACCGGGTTACCGACCATGTACGTGCCTTCATGGATAATCCGCTGACTTCCGACATCGCCTGCCCGCTGGTGCTCGAACTTACCGAGTGATTCGCTTAAGTAGTCGTCTGTCAGTGCGCCTTTCTGCTTCTTCATGTCATTGAAGAAGGTGGTCATCTTATCCTTGTGAAGCAGTGCCATGGAGTTCGCTTGATCAGCCAGCGCTTTCATCTCAGGTGCCAGCTCTGCTTGTACGTCAGCGGCTTTCATGCCCGAATCCAGCATTTCCTTCGCCCGGTGCAGGATATCAGATACCCCTTCGGTCTTCAGGATGTGATCACCGACGAACTTCTCACGCTCTTTGTTGTC